ATCTTCAGGATCCTCCACTGGATTAGCACATGCTGATGGTGCAGTGGTAGAATGCTATAACCTATGCGGTATACCTCTTACATTAATCAACACAACACATAACAGTACAACTGGTGGTGTGATTTCAATCAATAGTCCTCATAGTTACAACTTGAAGATTACTAATAAGACTGCTGGTAAGAGTATTAACTGTGGAGGTCCTAACCTCACAGTATCCCAGAACGTACCATGGGATGTCCTTACACCACAGATACAAAGTCAGGTAGAACCTATGACAAGCATTGTTGCTAGAGTCAAGGGTACTAGTGGAACCTCATGTGGTCCTTTCCCAGTTGGTGAGAGTGCAGAAACATCATTTACTAAGGACAGTAACTGGCAAGACATTACTATTGCTGAGGAGAACTACTTCCCAGACACTAAGATCATTGCTAACCAGTTGAATGAGATTAATAGAATGAGTAGTGCTAAATCATTTACTATGGAACTTAACCTCAGTACTGAGGTAACTCACCTATCTCCTGTCATTGATCTAACTCAGTGTGCTATTATTACTACTGCGAACCAGTATAATAACATCGAACCTACTTCAGGTATTGGTGGAGAGTGTGCTGCTAACTATATTACTAAGGTGGCAAGACTAGAGAAGAGTGCTAGTGGTATCAAGGTCATGCTTGCTGCTAATACATTCAATCAATCCAAGATCGTAGTGATGTACAAGTTGGTTCCAGTTGGTTTTGCAGGTAACCTTGATGATCTAGAATTCACATTCTTTAACAGCACAGGTAAACCAGATAGCGGTGAGTTAGTTCCTCAGAACGACTTAACCACATTTACTGACTATGAGTTTACTGTTGAGGACACTGATGACTTCGATGCATTCCAGATCAAAATCAGTTTGCTCAGTTGGAGGCAACCATACATACCTAGAGTGAAAGACTTTAGAGCGATAGCGTTGGCATAATGGACAAAGATATAATTGAACTGATCCCTGTCGAAGGACATAACCAACTTGGTAGGGATCCAAATTCTAATGCAATTGTGAATACTGACTTAACTGCGTACGAGTCTTATAAGAAAGCACGTGCAGAAGCTAAGCGAAAAGCAACAGAAATGGAGGATTTGAAGGGTGAAGTTGCCGAATTGAAGGGTCTTGTGAAGATGTTGATTGAGAAAGAAGATAAATAAAGTTAAGCTAAATAATATAGTTGTAAAAGAATGGCTAGTGCTGTATCCAATTTACTGATATATCAGGGTTCTGACTTCATCATCGACTTCACTATTGAAAACGATAATGGGACAGTATTCAATTTGACTGGATATACAGTAGCATGTAAAATAAAAAAGCATTACACAAGTAGTACGTCCACTACTGTAACTGCTGCAGTTCTTTCACCTGCAACCAGTGGGCAGATTCAATTATCTCTCACAAACGGACAAACGGCCGCAATGAAGTCAGGTCGTTATGTATATGATGTCGTTATCACAGCAACGTCTGGTGTAAAATCCAGAGTGCTGGAAGGTTCTGTCAGCGTACTTGAGGGGGTAACTATCTAATGGCAAGACTAAGATTTGGAGATCAATCAGTTCCAAGAGTAACACGAGTCGCCACAGGTGGTGGTGGAGGTACTATTGGAGGAATGTCTGATGTAGATCTTACAGACGTATCTCAAGGAGGACTAGCCGACGGTTCAGTGCTAGTGTATTCTGCTGCAGACACAAAATTTGTTCCAACGAACGTATTAAACAACATCACTATCAATGGGGGTAGCTTCTGATGGCTTCAAATATACTCATAAAAAGGAGTACTGGTTCAACCGCACCAGGCAGTATTACTTACGGTGAATTAGCCGTAACAACAGGTGCTAATGGTACCCAAGCAAACGCAGGTGACCGTGTATTTGTCGGAGACAATAACGGTGCTGCTCAGGTTGTAGGTGGTAGATACTTCACAGATCTACTGGATCATGTCCATGGAACTATTACCGCAAGTTCTGCTGTACTTCTAGACAGCAACTTAAAAGTTGATAACTGGAATGTTGATGACATTAACATAAATGCTAACGTCATTACTACTTCCACTACTGACTCTGACCTTGTTTTCCGTGCAAATGGCACAGGTAAACTGGTAATTGAAGATGGTCAGGAACTAGAATTTGGAACTACAGGTGATGTAGAATTTGTATTTAACGACTCTGATGCTGTTGTAGACATCAAGCGTGTAGCAGGTACCCCCGACTTGCGTATCGCTGATGACATGAAGCTTCACTTCGGTAATACGAAGGATGCTTCCATATATTATGATGAGACAACTTCTGACAAAATCCAAGTAGAGGGTGCAGATTGGAACTATGCTGTCGGTGTTACTGCAAGTTATGCAGATACAACTGATGCTTCCAACGTAGCAACTGCATCTGTAACCTTTGCTGGTGGTATTGGTATTTCAGCAACCACATGGACTAAAGACCTTAAGGTTGATGACAACACAACTCTTGGTACTGCTAATACAGACATATTGACTGTTAATGCAACAACTACCTTTCAGAATGGTGTAACCTTTAATGGTCAAACAAATATCTCTGGTAGCACACAGCAGACTGGTGATATTCAGATTGATAACCTTAAGTTAGATGGTAACACACTATCTACTATTAATAGTATACAAGAATTGATTATTGACCCATTTCCTGCAGGTGGAGACGCTGATGGATTGGTCATAATTAAAGGTGACCTTCAAATTGATGGTACAACAACGACTGTTAACAGTGCTTCAATGTCTGTTAATGATCCTACCATTGAATTGGCTGATCCTACTACACCTGTCACAGTTAAAACTCTTGCTACCTTTGCAGGTAACGCAACAGTTGATGTTATACTTGACACTGTAGAGCAATTACAAGTAGGTAATTCAATTACTGGTACTGGTATTCCTGGTGGAACTACAATCTCTGCTATCAATACAGGTACAAAAACTATTACACTTAGTGCAGCAATTACTGCTGACCAAGTTGTAGGTGCTACCCTAGTATCAGTTAGGGGTGCTGATGATGCAATGGATCGTGGTGTTAAAATCCACTACAATGCTTCTGGAACTAATAAGTTTGGTTTCTTTGGTTATGACCGTACAGGTGGTAACGATGGAGCAGGTGCATGGACATTCATTGAAGATGCAACTGACACTGGAACAGTTTTCGGTGTAACTGGAAACCGTGGTACAGTTGTATTGGGTGATCTAGAACTAGACAATGACCTCGTAGTTCAATACGGTGGTACTGGTGCTAGTACATTTAATACAAATGGTATCATCTATGGTAATGGCACAGGTGCCTTACAAGTAACTGAGGCTGCTAATATGGCAACCCCTGGTACTACACCTGACATGGCCGAATCTTATCAAATTTTAACCGTAACCTCTGGTGGTGTTCCTGTATGGACGAACACGATCGACGGGGGTACCTTTTAGATTAAATTAAAATGAACGCACAAATTGTTATTTCTAGATTACAAAGAAAAGTATCTGAATTGACCCTTATTAACGTGATGCTGGAAGCACAGATTGAAGACCTGCAAACCCAGTTAAATAGTATAAACGAACAACCTAGTGATGCTCAAGTAGATGGCAACGAGAATCAAACTCAAGAGATCGACAACAGCGACGACAGTCCCGACGACTTCTAATTTAGAAGACGGTGAAGTCGCGGTTAATATAGCCGATCAAAAATTATACGCCAGAAATGGTGCAGCGATAGTCGAAATTGCGAACCAGAAACCGAATGTCGGTGAGGTGACTACTGCTATGTTGGCAACGGACATTACGAACGGTGCTGGTAACACATGGTTCGTTAACAAGTCTGGTTCTGACATTACTACATTAACAAACTCTGGTGCGAATGGTAAGCATTCAGATTCTTCGTTCCTTACAATCGCTAAGGCACTTACTGTAGCACAGTCTGGAGACACTATATTAGTGGGTGTTGGAGAGTTCCAAGAAGTATTTCCTCTAGCAATTCCTGATGGTGTAACTCTACGTGGTACTAATCTACGTTCAACTCAAATAATTCCTACATCTGGAACTAAAACTAATAACGCAATGACGTTATCAGGAGATTGCCACGTCTCTGATGTTACAATTAAAGGTTTTGAATACGCTAGTGGTGCCGATACAGGATATG